CTTGTGAAAAATGTTGTTGCATCAACATTTCAAACTTCTGCCTGGTAAACGGGTCAATGTCATCAATAGAATTCTGACGATTCTTGGTGTCTTGTCTGCGTAGTTCAGGTAGAGGGATCGTCTTCGCGAGTAGGGAAGAATCAGCATAACGTTGTGAAAATTCTTGATATGTAAATGAACGGTGACGAAGGATTTGAGCCGCTAGACCCCGCGTGGTTTCAATCTCAAGCGTCATGTGTGCCTGCTCAAAGACGCTCCAGTGGTTGTGTTTGATGCAATAGGATAGAAGACCAGCGACCTTAGGGTTCTCCTGGTTGTTCGGGTTGCTCACCCTCGCTACGTATCCCATCATCTTCTCCGCCTCGGGAGTCACTGTTATGAGTTTCACTGAATTCATTACTAAAACCTTTCTCCTGTTTGCGACGTTGTTGTTTAAGTTTCAATGCTATTTTAGCACGAGTTAATTGAATTACCATGTAAGAAATCTCTTCTGCTGTATACAGATTTGGATTTGTCTTTGCTTCTTTGATTGCTTTTTTTGCTAATCTAATTTGATCTTTTAGTCGGGTCATAGTACGCTTTGTAGTAGGCAACAATGCCATCTGTTCTTAGGTTTCCTTGAGACACCCAGTCATGAACACATTCATAAATGCTCTGGTTAGAATATCTAGGTGATCCATCAGAACAAATTTCAGATCCAAACTTTTTCATCAAGATGTTTAATCCCTGTGATCTAATGTCCATACGTTCATCACTGTAACGCCAATCAGTTGTGATATCCATAGTTAAATCACAGATGCATTTATTATACCATAAAAAAAGAGGGGTCGCAACCCCTCGTAAAAATTAATCTAAAATACTCCTGCATATTCGTTTGCATTGACGTTGGTCTAAAGAATCACATTCAATTAGACACTCATAATAATCATTTAATTTATAATTATCATGCTCCTGTGAATTTTCAAAATTCGTCCACTCATTTAACTGAGAGCGGGATAAAAGATTGTGCATTGAACACCTCGTAACATAGAACACATAATATAGTGAGGGCGTGGGTTCATTTGTCTGCCTCTAATTCTACCACTATTTAACAGAATTATATTGAAATCAACACCTGTTGTAAAGAATATTATTGCCTACTAGTTTATACTCATAAAAAAAGAGAGGGGTTAACCCTCTCACTAAAGTAAGTTGTTCACTTGGTGTAAAGTTGACCACGATAACAGAATGTACCATGGGTCTCTTTGGATTCTACACAACGTGTATTATACTCAACACCACGATATGAGGTGTGAGTAATTTGTGCGTCGTGAAGTGCAGATGCTCTGTTGATCTGCTTACGAATCAGATTAAGTGTGTTCATTGTAGTTACTCCTAAAGTAGTTGGAATTTAATCCGTTCCTTTAGTCGTTTGCGTCCCAAGGGTAGCAATCAGGTGTTGATTCCTTCATGACCTCAATCAATTCCACCTTCATTTCAGGAGAAATATTCTCATTTGTTCTCATCCGTAGCATAATGCTATCAGCTTGAGTACACGTGAGTGATGAATAGAATAATAATTCTAGCATGGGATGAACGGCTCCGTTCCGCGACTTACTTGCGTCCCACCCAAGAGTGGGATGAACGATGGTATTAGTATACCATACTATGTATACGATGTCAACTGTATCGGTTGATACAGTTTACTTTTTGGGTGCTTTCCAAAGGCGAGGACTTATCCTACCTTCTGTCTGTGACATATTTTTAAAATCTGTCTTATACTTATCCCAATAGTCATCAAAAATATCTACTTGCTTTGCAGCAGCAACAATATCAAACTGAGAAATACCTGCTTGAGAATACTCAATTAAAAAAGCATTAGTAGGAAGACTTTTGTCTTGTGCTAATGACGGATCACAATTTTTATGTAAAATCGTACATCCTTTTCCCATTATGATCGTCCTCCCCATTGAATCTCTGGAAATGCTTGTTCAACACACTGCTTAGTGATCTTCCAACGCTTCCCAAGTTTTTTATCCTTTGCTAGAATTAAAACCCCTGCTTCTCCTTGACTGAGACCTTCCAGCATTTGGATAAACATAGTTTCACGTTTTGTCTTAGCAATATTAGACCCACCTTTAAAAAAGTGATGTAATAAACGTGCTTCTTTTTCTAAAATTGTATGCTCAGTTCCATCAGGAGATTCATTCTTTTTGTATGGAGGATCTCCTTCTGGAAGCAATGAGATAATACTCTCATCAAAATTAATAATCAAAAGAGATCGCAACGGTTGTGTATTGTATTCTCTAAGAAGTTTAATCTTTTCGGGTTTCGTTTTTGCGTTTGATACTTTCTGTAGTATCTCATGCATCAAAAGTTTCATCTGGTTCTTCCTCTATAAATCTCACGGATAAAAGTTCTTCGTTAATAATCATACCATCACCATCATACATTTCTGGATGCATTGCTTGCATCTCTTCTTTAGAATAGAAGTAATCATGCATGAACTGCTTTCCTACCCACCCTGCGACAATTCCGACACATAAGAACAAAAAAGATGCGGTTGCCGAGAAAAATAGGATTGTTGCCGTTTCCATTGTTCAACTCCTTAGTGGTTTAATTACGTTCCCACCTCAGTTCAACGTTAAAATACAACTTACGTTTGAGGAGGGTGATCGTTTTCGTTAACCCAAACCCACCCTTGGGTTCAGGTAATGAGTCTTTCGGTTTAGCCCTCCTTAACATGAGCTCTATGCCTTTATTTATGTGAAGATCATCACCCTTTCTTGGTTGAGACATATCCATTTTTAACAAGGTACTTTGCTACGTTAACTAGTCCACCATGTTCTACTCCATCAATAATAACATGAGGATATCCCTGAGCACTAGGATATTTTAACCTAAAATCACTTCTCTCAGAAGGAGAGTCAACTAAAATTGTCTCGTATTCTAATTCAGCTCTCTTAAACAATTCTTTTAGTTGATCGCAATAAAAACATCCTTTAGATGTGTACGCTTTGATCTCCATAAGATATGAGCATTAAACTAATTAAGTATATCATAAAAACTTTTTTGTGTCAAATTTTGCCAGAGAAATTTTTACGAGTTTAAGGAAATCAAATACTAAAAAAGGGTCCGAAGACCCTTAGTATACTATTCAGTTTTTTTGTAAAGGTCTTCCAGTTTTTCTCTAGACAGATCCACATACATCAGTTCTTCACCTGCCTGTGGTGCTTCGGGATGACGTGGTTTAGGAGTCCTCATCTCTACGTTAATAGATTGAATGTTAGACCACATCATAGCGAAGGCACCACCAGCAATGAGAGCAAAGCATATAAAGTAAAGTGTTACTTCAAAACTATTCATCATGCTTCCTGTAGAGATTGAACTGTGTTGTGAAGTTCTCCAATGTCACGGAGACCTTCAACGCTGAACCATGGGGCATTCGCCCAACTAAATCCTTCACCCATGGTGCTATCAGGTGCTGTGATATACCAATGACATGCTGTGTCTGGTACATCTACTGCACACTTGGACCAATCATCCTGCCACTGTGGGACTTGCACCCACATCAATGCAGCAAACATAAAAGTGAAGAGTGATTTGATCACAGTGCGTTACCTCTAGGTAGAACTTCTTCAGGGAAGATGAACTGTTCATGTGGTTGATCAACTGGTGCCAACCATGCACGTAGTCCTTCATTCAATAGGATGTTCTTGGTGTAGAAGGTCTCAAATTCTGGATCTTCTGCTGCTCTGATCTCTTGACTTACAAAATCATAAGCACGAAGATTAAGAGCAAGCCCAATGATGCCAATAGAAGATGTCCAAAGACCCATGACAGGAACAAACAGCATAAAGAAATGCAACCAACGCTTATTGCTAAACGCAATCCCGAAGATCTGCGACCAGAAGCGGTTCGCCGTAACCATAGAGTAAGTTTCCTCTTCTTGAGTGGAATCAAATGCCTTGAATGTATTTGCTTGGTCTCCATCTTCATACAATGTATTCTCTACTGTGACTCCGTGAATAGCAGATAGCAATGCGCCACCTAGGATACCAGCAACTCCCATCATATGGAATGGGTTGAGCGTCCAGTTATGGAAGCCCTGTAGGAAGAGTAGGAACCTAAATATCGCTGCAACACCAAACGACGGTGCAAAGAACCAACTGGACTGTCCGAGAGGATAGATGAGAAACACACTGACAAAAACAGCGATAGGCCCAGAGAACGCAATAGCATTGTACGGTCGGATACCAATGAGACGTGCCAGTTCAAACTGACGGAGCATGAAACCAATTAGGGCGAAGGCACCGTGGAGAGCCACGAAATTCCATAGTCCCCCAAGTTGGATCCACCTGACGAAATCGCCCTGAGCTTCAGGACCCCAAAGTAGAAGAAGAGAATGACCCATAGCATCAGCAGGCGTTGAGACAGCCGCTGTAAGGAAATTAGCACCCTCAAGGTACGAACTTGCAAGTCCGTGGGTGTACCAACTCGTAGCAAATGTTGTGCCCGTAACCCAGCCACCAATTGCAAGATAAGCAGTGGGAAGAAGAAGTAGTCCAGACCAACCCACAAAGACAAAGCGATCCCGTTTAAGCCAGTCATCAAGGATATCAAACCATCCCCTCCGTTGTTGTTGTAATGTTGACGCTACCATTTTTTGTTTCCTTTATTTAAAAATGTTCAGACACATTAGAATAGTAGCACACAAAGGATTGGAACTACTAGAGTAAGAATGCCTATAAAAAACCCCCCCACATACGTGAGGGGGTGAAGACTACCATCAGGCATATCAGCCAACGGTAGGTGCGGTAAGAGCAACAGGAGTTGACTCAGCAGCAGCAAGATCAAGTGGGAAGTTGTGTGCGTTACGCTCATGCATAACTTCCATACCCAAACCTGCACGGTTCAATACGTCTGCCCATGTGTTGAGCACACGACCCTGACCATCAAGGATGGACTGGTTGAAGTTGAAACCGTTGAGGTTGAACGCCATCGTGGAGACACCAAGTGCGGTGAACCAGATGCCAACAACAGGCCATGCAGCAAGGAAGAAGTGCAATGAACGTGAGTTGTTGAATGATGCGTATTGGAAGATCAAACGACCGAAGTACCCGTGGGCAGCAACGATGTTGTAGGTCTCTTCTTCTTGACCGAACTTATAACCATAGTTTTGTGACTCAGTTTCAGTCGTCTCACGGACGAGTGAAGAAGTAACGAGACTTCCATGCATAGCAGAGAAAAGAGATCCACCGAATACCCCAGCAACACCGAGCATGTGGAACGGGTGCATAAGGATATTGTGTTCTGCCTGGAATACAAGCATGTAGTTAAAAGTACCAGAGATACCAAGAGGCATAGCATCGGAGAAAGAACCTTGACCGAAAGGATAGACGAGGAATACTGCACTCGCAGCAGCGACTGGTGCAGAGTATGCAACACAGATCCATGGACGCATACCTAGACGGTAAGAAAGTTCCCATTCACGACCCATGTATGCATAGATGCCGATGAGGAAGTGAAAGACTACCAGTTGGAAAGGACCACCGTTGTAAAGCCATTCATCAAGTGATGCTGCTTCCCAGATGGGGTAGAAGTGAAGACCGATTGCGTTAGAAGAAGGAACAACTGCACCAGAGATGATGTTGTTACCATACATGAGTGAACCAGCGACGGGTTCACGGATACCGTCAATGTCCACAGGGGGAGCAGCGACGAAGGCGACGATGAAACAGATGGT